TTATTCCCCGAGGCCGGAGGGTGGCAGCTTGGGGTACAGCAGCAGCTCGAAGTTATCGAACGGCCCATTGCGGCCGGAACGGTGGAGCTTGGTGTATTCGACCTTTTCCAGCACGCCTTTGAGCATATCGTTCTTGGCCTGCGCGGAGGGCAGGGCGGCGTAGACTTCCAGCAGCTTTTCAACCTTGGGGATGATGTTCCGGCGGGAGGCGGCACGGGCCTCCTCCTCGGCCAGCTCGGAGGTGAGGGTGGCGATACTCTCTTGAGCGGCATTGATGCGCCCGGTGAGAGACCGGGAGCGCGTGAGGAATGTCTCGGTATCGTAGACCCCCTGCTCCAAGAGGTCGTGGGTGCGCTCGAGCTGCCGGTGAAGCGTCTCCACCTCGGACTGGGCCTTGCGGATGGACTTGGCTTTCAGCTCCATGAGGGCCTGCTCCTCGGAGGGAGGCCGGTCAGACCATTCGAGCCGGTAGTCGTCCAGCCATTGGGCGAGGGCCTGCAGCAGACGCTCCTCGACGATGGCGTACTTGGAGCCGACGTTATCGCAGGCGCGGTTGGGACACATGAGCATACCGCCGTAGGCAGGATTGGGCCGGAGGACGATGTGGCGGCCGCATTTGCCGCAGACCAGAATACCGGCCAGAGGATTGGTGACGACGTTCGCGGCCTGCACAGGCGGAGGGCCTTTTTGAGCGAGGAGGTCTTGGGCCGCGAGGAAAACGGCCTCGTCCACGATGGCGGGGTGCAGGCCATCGACGTAGACCTGCTCCTCGGCGGGGGCGGTGTACCGCTCGACGCGGATGGTGTTGTCGATAACGCGCTTTTTCGTCTTGTGGACGTTCCAGCGGATTTTCCCGACGTAGACAGGATTTTCGAGGATGGACTGAATCGTGGTGCTGCTCCAACAGGGCGCGCCGCCCGGAGGGGTAACGCCCATGCGGTCGAGGCGCACGGCGAGCGAGTACGTCCCCAGTTTTTTTACTTCGCCGTCCTCGGCCTCCTCGCCGGAGGTGTAGAGCCGGAAGATGAAGCGGACAATATCGGCCTCGGCCTCGACCGTGCGCAGCGTCCAGCCCTTATCATTCGGCACCCGGATTTTCTCGTAGCCGTAGGGGGCCACGCCGGAGACCCACTTGCCTTCTTTCGCGGCGGCAAGGCGGCCCCGCTGCAAGCGGCGGTTGATGGTTTTATACTCCCGGCGGGACATGAACAGGCCAAACTCGAAATACTCCTCGTCGTACTCGTTGTTGGGGTCGTAGACCTTGAGCGGGGTGACGATTTTGGTGCCGGAATACTTGAACGTCTGCGCCATGATGCCTTGGTCGATGGTGTCGCCACGGGCCAGACGCTCGACCTCGACGACGAGAACGCCAGCCCAGCGGCCTTGTTCGACCTCTTGTAGGACGTGCTGCATGACGGGCCGGGAGGCGATGGTCTCGCCGGAGACGACCTCGCGGTAAATCTGCGTGACATTGAGCTTATCGCGCCGGGCGACTTCCAGCAGGAGCTTTTCGTGGCGGGCCAGCGTTTCGCCCTCGCCGTGGGCCTCGGCTTCGATGTCTACGCGGGACTTGCGGAGGTACATACAGTATTCCTCGGCGGAGGAAAGGGGTGGATAATTTCGCATAGGGATTCACCTCCAAAGGAAACGCCCCTCACGGGGAGGGGCGAAAGTCCACGTAGATCACATTGCCGACCCGCTTTTGTACCCGGCGGCTTCGTCTCTCTTGATGTTGAACGCGATTTCCATGTCGGCCTGCATGAGCTTGTCCAGCAGAGCGGCCACAGCGTTTTTGAGCTGGCCCTGCATAGCCATGAGGTCGGAAAGAGCAACGGGGTCGGTGACAGCACCGCCGGAGGCCTCGATTGCCTTGCGGATGTCCGCCCGCTGGGATTGGAGCGTGTGAAGCAACTCCTCGTAGACCCGGAGGCGTTCAGGCCGGGCGAGCTGCATATCGCGGGACAGCAGCAGGTAGAAGCTGTCGAAGCACCTGGAGACGACGGGGCGCAGCTCGGCGGGCAGATTCTTGTAGTGACGCTCAAAGTTCACCTTGTCGTTGAAAAAGACCTGCTCGACGTGGTTACGCTCGTCGGAGTATCCCAACAGGTAGTCGGTGGACACGCCGAAGTAGTTCGCCAGCCAGCAGACGGTATCGAGGTCAGGCTCTTTGCCCTCCGTCTCGTAGCCGGAGACGGTGGAACGCTTTTTGTGGATTAGGTTTGCCAAGTCCTCTTGGGTGAGGCCCCGCTCTTTACGCAGGGAAATCAGACGGTTGGAAAAGTTTTGCATGGATAGCACCTCCGCAGTAAATTTAATCATAGCATTTTTGCCCCGTTTTGTGTAGTAATTGCCCCTAAAATCGGCAAATATCAGGGGATTGCGAAAAAAGTTTGCCGGATTGGTTGACTTTGCCCCAAAAAGGGACTATAATGCTCTACAGAACCCCAAAACGGGACACGCACGAGGAAAGGAGCGAGAACATGAGAGCGAAGTTGCAGCAGTTGCGGAAATCGAACGGCTACACCCAGCAGACATTCAGTGCTGCGGTGGGGACGAGCCGCAGCCACTACGCGCAGATCGAGACAGGAGACAAACAACCCGCGTTGCGGCTGGCGTTGCGGATTAAGCGAGTGCTGAACTACTACGGCGACGACATTTTCGACAACACCATGCCCGTGGGCCGGAAATAAATTTTTTTACCCAGTTACGCCCCGAAATGGGGCATAAAGGGCAAAGAGAGGCGAAAGAGCGTCGCTGTTCGCGTCAAGCCTCTTGTCTGAACCTGAAATAATTTTACCGCGAGAGGGGGCGAAAATAAATGTCAAGGCAGGCTACAAAAGCCGTAGGCAACAGGTACTACGAGGCCCGAATGAGGGCGGCAAAGTACAACGAAAAGCTCTTGACAAGAGCGGGGGCCATTGATTACCTCCCCGGAGTGACGGAGGACAGCCTCAAGAAGTACGAGCTGGACATCACAAGGCCGCCGAACATCGTGGTCGCGCTGATGGCAGACGCATACAACGAGCCGGAGCTACGGGCGTGGTACTGCGTGAACGAGTGCCCGCTGGGAAAGGATTGCCGGGAGATACCCGAGATGCCAGCGGAAAGGGCCTTGATACGGCTCCAAAACTCGGTCTACGAGATGGAGGAGGTCACAAAGCAGTTATCGCTCATCATGGAGGACGGGGAGGTAACGGCTGGGGAATGGACGACGCTGGAAGAAGTTCAGAAAAAGCTCCTTGAGTTCCGCCGGAGGGCAGACGAAAACCTCGCCGTGCTGGAAAAGGCGGCGAGGCTCGGAAAATTCGATTAGGGAGGTGTGAAATGGTTGCGGCGAATGTTGTCAGGGACTTCCACATCGGGAACACCCGGATACGGATAGCTGACAACTACTGCAAAAAGACGGCCAGTGAGGTCGAATGGCTTTTACAGCGCATCGCACAGCAGGCGCAGAGGCAATTCAACGCGGCAGCCGCAGCCGGGATTTATGAACAGGAAGAAGATACGGAGATACCCGCCGATGGTCGTAACGATGGTAACGGCGGTGATGATGGCGGGGGCGGCGTTCGGAACGATAGCCGCAGGAAGCCCCGCACCAGCCCCCAGCCTACCGGGGAGCGTCTATGAGCCGCAGATTGTAGCGACAGCGGCCCCGGCAATCACCAAAAGCCCGGAGGCCACGCCGGAGCCGGAGGCTACGCCAGCGGCGACAGAGGCCCCGGAAGAGAATACATACGAGAGCCTGATTGGAAGCCGGGACTGGGGCGCAGAGGACGCGGAGCTGCTTATGAAGATTGCGATGGCAGAGGCAGAGGGCGAGAGCGTCGAGGGCAAGGCACTGGTGATGCTCGTAGTCCTCAACCGGGTATGGAGCGACGAGTTCCCCGACACCATCGAGGAGGTCATATTCCAGCCGAGACAGTTTTCCGTCACGGAGCCGGGAGGCAGGTATTACACGACGGAACCTGACGAGGGGTGCCGGGAGGCACTTGCCCTCGTGAGCGCAGGCTGGGACGGCAGCCAAGGGGCCTTGTACTTCGAGAGCTGCGAGAACGACAGTTGGCACAGCAGAAACCTCGAGTACCTGTTCCAAGAGGGCAACCACAGATTTTACCGTTAGGAGGCGGACGACATGACGAGACAGCAGGTACGGCGCAGGAAACGGCGCAGACAGAACCTACGCAGGGCGGCGGCTTGGACGGTGGTATTCACGGCGGAGCTGCTGGCGGCAGGCCTACAGGCGGGAGTGGCCGCAGCGATTTTAGTCCCGCTGGCGCACAAGCTGCGCGGCTACAGCGCGGTCGGCGGCGAGTGGCTTTTGATTGGCGTTCTGTTCTGCGGAGCGTTCTGCATCATCCACAAGCAGGTGTGCGACAAGATTTTCGAGGAGGGCAAGCACGGATGAAGTTCAACATTTGCCCGGACTGCGGGGCACACCTCGATTTCGGAGAGGTTTGCGACTGCAAGGAGGGGCCGGAGGCCAGCCGCAGCGCGGCGGGGAGAGGAGGCGAGCAGGACGGAGGCAACATTACAGCAGCAGGCGGAGCAGTACCTCGGCTCGCAGATAACGCCGTCCGAGTGGGACGGGGCCAGAGCCTACGCGGAGCATAAGCTCGAGAGAATCATCGAGCGAGAGGGCGACGCGGACGGGGCACGGTGGGAGCCGTGGTATCTGGCGCAGCTTATCGCGGAGACCGTCAAGGGGAACCGCTTCTCAAAGTTCACGCAAGACCTTTGGGAGACCTACAGGTACATAGAGCAAATGGGGATAAAAAAAGGACAGCCCACGCCATGAGGCGTGAGCCATCCCTAACCAGTGTCCCTATTGTATCACAAAACACCAGCGAATGCAATAGGAGGAATTTAACATGGCAAACAATTTGGCGACGACGGGCAGCGGGCACAACGCCTTGCAGATTACGCAGCAGTACCCGGCAGAGCGTTTCAACCTGCTCGTGCCGATGCAGACGGTGGCGGAGATTGCCGATATTCACAAGCCCGTGATGAACGTGGTGCAGATTTCCACCAACCCGGCGGACAAGGAAATCTACGAGCAGGAAAAGGGCACGCAGGAATGGACGGGCCGGGACGGGAAGCACCACCCGGCCAAGCCCGCAGGGTGGGCGCTCACGAAAAAGGGCCTCAACAAGCTCATGCGGGCGGCGGGCATCAAGATTTTGAACACCCGCCCGGTGGTGCCGACGACCTGCCAGAAGTGCGCGGAGGTCAACAAGGGCATTGGCCGCCCGGTGAATTGCGGGGCCTGCCCGAACAAAGACGTGAAGTTTGAGGCCCGCATTTCCGTCCCCCAGCTTACCGGGGAGAACATCGAAATCGTGGCGCACAAGGAAATCATCGTGCAGGACGTTACGGACGGCATGACGGACAACCAGCGCAAGGAATTTCTCAAGTTCCGCTCGGAGATGTGCGAGACCAAGGCCATCAACCGGGCATTGCGGGCGGCCATGCACATCAAGGGCACGTACACCCTCGAGGAGCTGCGCAAGCCGTTCGTGGTGGCCTACCTCGTCCCGAACCTCGACAACGAACTGGTGAAGCAGGAGGCCGTGAAGCATTTCTTTTCCTCGGCGCAGGAGATTTACGGCGGCCACGTCTCGGAGGCAAGACGAGCCATCTTCATCGAGGACGACGTGGCGGAGGGCATGGAATACGAGACCCCCGGCCAGCCGATTACAGAGCCGGAGAACGCCGCATACCGCGAGATGCCGGAGGAACACCCGAGACAGACGCAGCAGCGGCAGCAGGAGGCGGCAGAGGCCGCGCCGGACTACGACCCGACCATTTGCTCCGAGTGCGGGGCAAAGTGCAGCAACGGCGTGGTGAAGTACAGTCAGGAGCAGTTCGGGCGGACGCTCTGCATGAAGTGCCAGAGGGCGATTGGGGGTAATCAGTAATGGCGATCAGAATTTTACATACGGGCGACCTCCATATTGGCAACTTCCCCGGCCCGGAGAAGAACGGGGAAAACGCGAGATACCTCGACATCTGCAAGTGCCTCGACGCACTGGTGGAGGGGGCCAGAGAACAAAAGCCGGGCATCGCGGTAATCGCGGGCGACATCTTCCATCAGGCGCGGGTATGGAGCGACCGGGGCCTCAAGGAGCAGCAGACGGCGGTGAAGTTCCTGCGGGAGCTTTCGGCCATTTGCCCGGTGGTGGTGATGCGGGGTACTCCGAACCACGACAGCGAGCAGCAGTTTGAAATGCTCAAGACCGCATTCGAGGGCAATGGCGAGGTGAAAATCATCACGGAGCCGCAGGTGGTGGAAGTTTTCAGTGGGGCATACGGCTGGGTGCAGGTCGCTTGCCTCCCCGGATTCGACCGGGGGTATTACCGGGCGCAGCACCCCGGCCTCTCCAAGGAGGAGGAAAACGAGGTATTCACCAAGGCCATCGCGGACATGATTATCGGCCTCAAGGCACAGTGCAAGGCGGGCACCCCGGCGGTGCTGGTATCGCACTACACCATCACGGGCTGCAACATGGAGAGCGGGCAGACGGCTTTTTTCAGTCAGTTTGAACCTGTCGTTTATCCCGACACGTTGGCGGCGGCAGACTTTGACCTCGTGTGTTTCGGGCATATCCACCGCCCGCAGCAGCTCGAGGGGTGCAAGAACACGTTCTACTGTGGGGCCATCTCCCAGCTCAATTTCAACGACGAGGGGCAGGAGCGCGGCTACTGGATTCACGACATCGGCGGCAGCGGCGAGGTAAAGTCCACGTTCCAGCAGCTCCCCACCCGGCAGCACAAGACCCTCCGGCTCAACGACGAGGACGTGGCCGGGATTACGACGGGCGAATTGGAGGTCGCGGACTTCCTCGACCGGGCGGACGACCTCAACGGGAAAATCGTCCGCGTCCTGTACGACTGCACCGACGAGCATAACAAGGCGTTCAACCACGCCGTATTCGAGAATATGCTCTACGCCGCCGGAGCCTTTTGGGTACAGGAGATTACGCCGCAGAAAATCACCATCACGGTAGACCGCCGGAGCATGGACGCAGACGGCACCCCGGAGAGCAACCTCGCGGACTACTTGGCCGAAAAGGAGTTCACGCCGGAGCGCATTGGCGAGCTGGTCGAACTGGCCCGGCCCCTGATTGCGGAGGCCACGGAAAAGGCCACGCAGGAGCGGCACACGGGGCTGTTCGTCCCGGTGGAGATTGAGGTCAAGAACTACCGCAACTACCGGGAGGAGAAATTCAGCTTTGACGGTATTCGCTTCTGCACCATCAACGGCAGCAACGGCGTAGGTAAGAGCAGCCTGTTCATGGACGCGATGCTGGACGCGCTCTACGAGGAGCCGCGAGAGGGCGAGCTGACGGGCTGGATTTGCAACGACCCGGAGGCCCGGAGCGGGGCCATCAAGTTCACGTTTAAGCTGGGCGACCGCCTCTACCGCGTCACCCGCACCCGGCAGAAAAGCGGAAAGGCGACGCTGAATATCGCGGAGTACGTCGAGGGTGAATGGGTAGACCGCAGCAAGGAGAAGTTCAAGGACACCCAGCAGGAAATCATCAACATCATCGGCATGGACAGCCTGACGCTGAAAGCCTGCGCCCTTATCATGCAAGACCAGTACGGCCTATTCTTGCAGGCAGACAAAGAGGCCCGCATGAATATCCTCGGCAGCATTTTGGGGCTGGGGATTTACGGGGACATGGAGGAGATGGCGGCGAACCGGGCCACCGACACCAACCGCACCATCCGCTCGCTGGCGGACAGGGCGGACACCCTGACGGCGGGACTGCCGGACAGCGAGGAGCTGGCCGCCGAAATCGAGGCGGCGGAGGCGCGGCGCAAGGGGATGCTGGAACAGGCGGAGAGCAAGACGGCAGAGGTGGACACCCTCAAGGTCAAGCTCAACACGCAGCTTGAGGCGGCGGCGCGGGTGATGAAGCTCAACAGCAAGATTACCACCCTCACGGCGCAGCAGGCCTCCAAGGAGGCCGCCAAGACCGCGCAGGTGGCGACCATCACCGCCGCAGAGACCATCCTCGCGGCGGAGCCGGAGATCACCGCAGGCGTTGCGCATTACAAGACCCTGCTGGAACGGGAAAAAGAGCTGATTAAGGGCAAGGCGGCATACGACAGTCTCGCCACCCGGAAACAGCAGATTGAGAGCGCGATCACACTGGCAGAGAGCGCGGCAAAGGACAACCGCCAGAAAAAGGCGGCCCTCACGCTGATGAAGATTGGGCCGCTGGCGCAGGCTATTGAGCGGGCCGCAGAGCTGACCGAGAAGCACCAGCAGTACGAGGCGGCCACCGCGCAGCTCGCGGAGCTGGAAAAACTCTTGCCGGAGTTCACGGCGGCGAGGGACAACCTCACGACGTGGCAGGCAGAGGCGGAGCGCACAGAGCGCGATTACCGGGAGGCCAAGACGCGCCTCGAGGGGCGGATTGCTTCGCTCAAGGGCAAGGTGGAGCTGCTGAAAGACAGCGGGTGCCCGGCCCCGGACAACGCCACGTGCAAGTTCCTCGCGGACGCGCTGGCGGCCAGAGATGCGCTGCCGGGAGAGGAGGCCGCGCTTGCCTCCCTCGAGGAGGAGTACGGGAAGCTACGCCAGACGAACGCAGACGCGCTCTCTGCGGCGAAGCAGGCTTTCGACGATAAGAAACACGTCCCGGAGGAAATCGACGCGCTGCGGGCCTCTCTGCGGCTCCTCGAGGCCGCCGAACGGGATTACAACAACCTCGAGGCGCAGCGGAGCGAGCTGGCCGTGCTGGAAGAACGGGCGGCGGAGCTTGAGAAGTCCGTGGCGGACGCGGAGGCCACCGCAGCCAAGGGCCGGGCGGAGCTGGCAGAGGTCGAGCAGCAGCTCGAACAGGCAGCGGCCTACAGCCGGGACTACGACGAGCTGCAGCAGACGCTCTTGGCGGAGAGCCGCTGGCTGGACAAGGAGAAGCAGCTCCCCGTGGCGCGGGAGCAGAAAGCGGCGGCGGCCCAGCGGATTTTGGAACTTGGGTCGGAGCTGACGGAAATCGGAGAAGAAATCCGGGAGGCCCGCGCAGAGCTGGCCGACGAGCAGAGCAAGACCGTCGGCAGGGAGGAATTGCAGGCGCAGGTGGACACGGCGGAGGCAGAGGTCAAGGCCGTTCAGAAGCAGGCGCAGGAGCTTTCCCTCCGCATCGGCGGATTGCAGGCAAAGCTCGGGCAGATTCGCCTCTCCCGCAAGCAGGCGGCGGAGCTGCAAGAGCAGATGAACGAGCTGGGAGGCAAGGCCGCCGGGTACGAGGAGCTGAAAAAGGCGTTCTCGCAGGACGGCATTCCCCACAACATCATCCGCAGCATTATCCCGGTATTTGAGGCGACGGCCACCAATATCCTCGGCCAGATGTCGCAGGGGCGCATGAGCGTGGAGTTCGTGACGGAAAAGGTGCTGAAATCAAACAGCAAGAAAGAGGTCACGACCCTCGACATCATCATCAACGACAGCGACACCGGGCGGCTCCCGTACATGAGCAGGAGCGGCGGCGAGCGCGTCAAGGCGGCCCTCTCGGTTATCCTCGCGCTCTCGGAAATTAAGAGCAGCAAGGCGGGGGTGCAGCTTGGCTTCCTGTTCATTGACGAACCCCCGTTCCTCGATGCCCCCGGCGTGCAGGCATATTGCGACGCGCTCGAGGCCATCCAGCAGCGGTACGGCGACCTCAAGGTAATGGCGATCACCCACGACCCGGCCATGAAGTCGAGATTCCCGCAGAGTGTGGACGTTGTGAAAACGCCGGAGGGCAGCAAGGTCATTTACGAGTAATTCACGGGGAAATCCGGGGAGTTTTCTCCCCGGAAACACCCGAAAAGGAGGTGCGGTCGTTGGGACGACCAAGGAAACAGACGGTAGATTACTTCCCGCACTTCGTCAGCACGGACAGCCGGACAAAGTTCATCCTTGAGCAGGGCTGGGGGAACGATGGGTACGCCTTTTGGTTTAAGCTGCTTGAGCTGCTGGGCCGGAGCGAGGGCCACTACTACGACTGCTCCCAGCCTGCGGACAAGATGTACCTCGTCGCCCTCACAAAGGTCACGGAGGAGCAGGCGGACGCGATACTGGATATGCTCGCCCTGCGGGGGAACATCGACTTGGAGCTTTGGCAGGAGCGCAAGGTCATTTGGTGCCAGAGCCTCGTGGACAACCTACAGGACGTTTACTCCAAGAGAACCGTGTCGGCCCCGTCAAAGCCGTTCACGGCCCCGGAGGAGGAGCAGGCAGACCAAGACCCGGCGGACGAGCCGGAGCCGGAGGAGAAGCCCCGCAAGCGGGGCAGGCCGAAAAAGACGGAAACCCCGCCGGGCGAACCAAAGGCGCGGGGGGTGTACGAGGAGATCAGAGACCTCTACAACGAGATTTGCACATCATTCCCCAAGGTGCGCAGCCTTTCAGAGGCCCGGAAAAAGGCAATCAAGGCGAGGATGGCGAACGGCTACACGGTGGACAGCTTTCGAGAGCTGTTCCAGCGGGCGGAGGCCAGCAGCTTCCTCAAGGGGAAGAACGATAGGAACTGGCAGGCGACTTTTGACTGGCTGATTAAGGACAGCAACATGGCAAAGGTCATAGACGGCAACTACGCGGACAAAGGAGGCGGCAGCTATGGCCCTTACACCGATAGGGGAAATAATGGCGGGAACGGGAGCAACCCCGGAGGCTTCAAGCCCTCGGGAGGCTTCAAGGGAACCGAGTAACCTCGTCACGCCGGAGGAAGCACGGGCGCGGGGGCTGCGGTGGCGGAAAGACCCGCCCCCGGCGGGCAAGTGCGAGTTTTGCGGGAAAGAGATTCAGCCGCAGGGCATTGTGATGGGCGGCGAGGTCTTTATCTGGCAGCCCTTTCTCCCCCGCTGTGACTGCCCGCAGGCGAAAGCCTACTGGGAGGAGTACGACCGAAAGAAAGCGATGGAGAAAGCGGCGGAGGAGGAGCGGGAACGCCGGAAAGCCATGCAGCAGCGCATTGAGCGGCTGCTGGGCCGGAGCGGTATCAAGAAGCGATTCCAGCAGCGGACTTTCGCCAACTTCCGGTGCGACACGCCGGGCCGCAAGAAGAACTACGCCATCGCCAAGGAGTACGCAGACAACTTCGCGTACCACCGGGCCAAGGGCGACGGCCTCTACATAGAGGGGACGAACGGGACGGGCAAGACCCACCTCGCGGCAGCCATTGCGTTGCAGCTCATTGGCGAGGGGATTCCCGTAATCTGCAAGACCTCGAGCGACCTGCTTATGGACATCAAGAAGTCGTTCGACAGCGAGGGGGCGCGGGAGCATGAGGTGCTTTCCGTCTACAAGCGGGTAGACCTGCTGATTATAGACGACCTCGGAAAAGAACAGTGCAGCGATTGGAGCATGAGTACGCTCTACTCCATACTCAATGACCGATACGAGGACATGAAGCCGACCATCGTTACGACCAACTACAACGCCGACGCGCTGGCGAACGCGCTCACCCCCAAGGGCTTTGACAACACCAAAATCGTGGCGATCATCAGCCGCCTACGGGAGACCAGCACGGTAATGACGATGGCGTGGGCGGACGCGAGGACAGGAGGGCCGCAGGCATGATTACAGACAGAGAACGCAAGAACCGTGAGGAGCTTTTCAAGCTCATGCAGGAAAACCCGGAGCTGCCCGTCGTGGCGATGGTTGACAGTGAGATTGTCCAAGACGACGGATATAGCCGCTGGATGGGCGCATGGGGCAGCAGCTCCATAGAGGAGTATTTCATCGGGGAGGAGCGGATTCACTTCCGGGAGGAGGACGACTTCGACGAGGTGGAGGAGACCCTGACCGACGGGCAGGTATGCTACGACGACTTCGAGGCCATGAGCGACGAGGAGGCCGTCGGCGCGTACAATTCGCTCCCGTGGATAAAGGCCATCGTGGTAAACATCGACTTGCCGGAATAAGGAGGCAGACATGAACGAGAGGCAGGACAGCGAGATATTCCAAATCCCGGCCAGACGGTGCAAACGCTGCGGGCGGCTCCTCACCAGCAGAAAGGCGGTAGAGCTTGGATATGGCTGCCAATGCTTCCGAAAAGAGCAGGAGGAGGCAAGGGCAAAGGAGCCGATACCCGGCCAAATGAACCTGCTCGACGGCTTTGGAGAGGAGGCACAGGACAATGTTTATTCTGGCACCTTACCTTGACCTCGACAAGATCGCGGAAAGCGGCCAGTGTTTCAGATGGAAAAAGACGGGCCACCGGGCTTACCAGATATCAGCGTTTGGGAAAACCCTGAACGCCCGCCACACCGCCGTCCCGGACGAGGTGGAGCTGGATTGCAGCCCGCAGGACTACTACGGGACGTGGGCGAGGTATTTTGACCTCGAGGCGGATTACGAGCAATACGAGCGGGAGTTGAAAACCCGGAGCGACACAGGCGCATACCTCCTCGCCGCAGCGAGGGCGGCAAAGGGAATACGCATCCTAAAGCAAGAGCTTTGGGAGACCATTTTGAGCTTCATCATCAGCCAAAACAACAATATCCCCCGGATAAAGGGCTGCATTGAGCGGCTGTGCGAGAGGTTTGGCGGATTCCCGGGCGCAGGCACTATTGCCAAGCACGGCCCGAAAGGGCTGGACGGGCTGGGGCTGGGCTACCGGCAGGACTACATCATCGACGCAGCCATCACTTACCACGGAGACGGGGACGGCAGCATGGAGCGGATTCTGCGCGGCCTCACATACGAGGAGGCCATGAGATACCTCACCACATGGCGGGGCATCGGCCCGAAAGTAGCGAACTGCATTTGCCTTTACGGGCTGGACCACAAAGAGGCGTTCCCAAGGGACGTGTGGATAAAGCGGATTGAGGCGGAGCATTTCGGCGGCCACTTCCCGGAGGAGAACTATCCTGGCTTTGCCGGAGTGTTGCAGCAGTACATTTTCTTTTACGAGAGAGGGAAACAGCCATGAATGAGACCTACGGAGAGATTTTAGAGCGGCTGGGGTGGAGCTACACCGACGACGGTGACGGGAATATCGAGCTTGAGAAGTATTCCCCCGCCGGGGAGGACTTCATCATCACCGTGGGCGCGGAGAACTTCGTCGAGAACGTCAAGGAGTACGCTGCCCACTTCGACCAAGACGAACACATCGAAATGTGGATTTCTGCCCGGCACAGCGGAACGAGAGGCGTGCCATCCATCCGCGAACTGGTAAAGGACGCGGAGGACATCGACGCAATGCTCAAGGAGCTGGCGGAGGCCCTTTTCGCGGCAGAATTGGAGGCAGAGGGAGCATGAGGTACGAAAGACTTTCAGAGGCGGAGAAAGCCCGCCACCCATCTATCCACCACACCGGGAGCGTCCGGGGCATGAAAAAGCAGGGCTTTTGGGGCAAGTATGACGTGTGCGTGCGGTGCGGCCAGTACATATACAACCTTTCGATGGTGATTGGCTGGCCGTGGCGATATTGAGGGAAAGAGGCGTTGCTGGTACGAAAGGAAGTGTGAAGCGGGGCGACATCTATTTCGTCGTAGGGGGCGCAGCCGTAGGCAGCGAGCAGTCGGCAAACCGCCCGGCGGTCGTCGTGAGCAACGACATCGGGAACAGATTTGCGCCCATCGTCGAGGTCGTCTACCTGACTACCCGGAAAAAGGTCGGCCTGCCTACGCACGTTTTCATCGGCTCGGCACCGAAACCGTCCGTCGCCCTTTGCGAGCAGATCGTGACAGTGAGCAAGAGCAGGCTCCAACGGCGCATTGGCCGCGTCACGCAGCAAGAAATCAACAACATAGACAAGGCCCTCCGAAAGAGCCTTGGAATACATATACAGGAGGGAGACACTGTGAAGCTCACAATGAGAACGCCATTTGGCGAGATGAATTTCGATATGCCGCCGGAGAGGGTATCAGACCTCATGCAGCGGGCCATCCAGTACGCCGCCGGGGAGGAACCGCAGGAACCCGCCGCCGCGCCTCCCAGCGTGGCGCAGGAGCCGACCAAGGCCCCGGAGCCTAAACCCAAGCCGCAGAGCCGCGTCGAGCGTATGTTCGGCAATTTCAGGGCCGTAGACGTTAAGGACACGCAGGAGACCGTGCCGGACGACGGGAAAATCAACGTCACGCCAGACCTCCCGGAGGGGCCGCAGCTCTACAAAGGTTTTCTACTCGTCAAGTGCGAAAAGTGTGGAAAACTCCGGGGATTTTGCGCAAAGGCACCGACCTCCTACTCGAAATGCGAGTGCGGGCACAGGACAGAGCTGCGCGACTTGAAACCCGCGTACCTGAAATGTAAGTGCGGCAGCGTGTTCAAGTACAAGACGAACGTCTCGGAGGAGGTTTTCGACTTCCCGTGCCTGAAATGCGGGAACCCGGTAGACCTGCAACTGAACAAGCGCGGGAACGCCTACGTCACCATCGGAGAATGAGGAGGGCAGCAACATGGAATTACGGAAAATTTGCGACGACACCAGCGACATGGCCGCGTGGGAACTGGCCCATAACATGATGTTCGTCAAGGACAGAGAGGCATGGTACAGGGACTTCGAGCGGGAAATCCCTCTCCTCGACCTTGTGCGGGAGATTTACGAGAAGCACGCAGGAGAGGACGGCCTCACACAGGACATGGAGGAGCTTGACGGCGAAACGCTCGACGAAATCCTCGCGGACAACCTACAGTACGGGACGGACGACTGGGACGGAGTTATCGCCCTGTTCTACCAAACGGCATGGGGCGCGGCAGAGCTTCGGGAATGGCTGAAAGCCTACGAGACGCACGCCCTCCCGACCACCATGCGGCCGGAGGTGCTGCAACAGGCCATCGACACCTACGGCTCCGGGGCGCAGGAGGAAATGGCAATCGAGGAGATGTCCGAGCTGACAAAGGCCATCGTCAAGCGGCACCGGGCCAAGGATAAGCCCAGCTACGACAAGGCCATGAGCAACATCGCGGAGGAGATGGCGGACGTTATCATCATGCTCACCCAGCTCCTCATGTTCTACGGGAACCGCAAGGACGTGCAGCGGGCCGTGGACGAAAAGGTGAAGCGGCTGGCCGGGCGGCTTGAGAGCGAGCGGGCGGAAATGACCGAGGCAGCGATGGACGCAGCGGCGGAGGCACTTCAACCCGCGACGTAAGGAGGGAGGCCCATGTATAACGAGATGGATAAGCATTGCCGGGAGTGCATTTGCGTGAGCTGCGACCTGCGAGGCACCGACGACTGCCTCGAGGGAGCAGACGGCTGCGACAAGTGCGACAACACATACCACATCGGGCATTGTTGGTGGCACCCGGACGAACGGGAGGGCGGCAATGTATAAGAACGCAGAGGGCTACAGCGACCCCACACCCGGAGAGGCCATGAGCAATATCCGCAAGGAGCAGCGGCAGCAGGAGGCCGCAGAACGCCTCGCGGTAATCAGCAGGCTTATCCCGGTGATGAAGCAGACGGCGGAGCTGGCCGGATTCGAGGTTGTTGGGAGGATTACCCTCAAGGACAAAGAAACAGGAAAAGAGTACCGATAGGGGGCGAACGCCTTGGGTGAAGAAATCCACATAGGGAACGACCAGCTCCAATACATCGCCCGAATAAGCCACGGGAAAGACAGCCTCAAAATGCTGGACGTTATTTTCACCCGAGGCCTCAAGCTCGACAGGATTACGACCACGGACGTATGGGCGACCGACACCATACGCGGCGAACACCCAAAGATGGTCGAGTTCAAGGCGCGGGCGGATGAATACATCTGGCGAAAGTATCGGATTGAGGTAGAACACCTTTGCGCCATGAAGAACGGCGAAAAGGTCACGTATGAGAAGCTGTTTTACCACGTCCCCCAGCGCAAAGCGAAAAACGCGGGGGGGGGGGGGGGGGTACTGTCAACAGCAGGGCACAATCCTCGGATTCCCGACCAAGTGGGGGCCTTGGTGCCAGCCAGCCCTCAAGAAGAACGTCCAGACCCCGCCCGCAAGGTTTTCCTGCACAAATCGGGAGTTGGTGCAAGAAGCTCAAAATCGACTATTTACGGATTCCCAGTCGGCCTCCGCAGAAAGGGGCAATGGTGTACCAAGCTCAAGACAAGATTTTTAGGAGGCCCCACCGCGAGGGGCGGTAAAAATATCGTGGAATACCTCGGCATAGCAGCGGACGAGCCAAAGCGTTTCGGGCAGCTCAACGAAAGGAAACGCGCCCCGCTCGTCGAGTTCGGAATAGAGGAGGGGCTTTGTGGCCTCTACTGTAAGTACGAGGGAATACTCGCGCCCAGCTACGAAACGAGCTGCCGGGACGGGTGCTGGATGTGCCACAATCAGGGAGTAAACCAGCTTCGACAGCTCCGAAAGGACTACCCGGAGCTTTGGGCACTACTCCTGAAATGGGATTTGGACAGCCCGGTAAACTTCAAACCGGACGGGCACACAGTACACGACTACGACAGGCGTTTCCAGTTGGAGGACGACCATTTCTTAACCCCCGGAGACACGAAATTCAGATGGAATATGCTGGACGGGGATTTACAAAAAAGTCTTTTTTAGGAGGAGACCATCATGGCAGACATCAAAATCAAGCGCACCAACACCGCAGGCGACTACAACGCAGAGACCACCGTGGAGATCATGGGGGCCGACTACATCAACGAGGAGCTGCTGAAATCCATCCTCGACAAGACCGGGCAGCCGGACGCGCCGCTGATTGTGAACGCGCACGCGGGCGCGACCATAGCGGTCGGAAACAAGAATGACACCGAGCAGGCAGACAAGGGAGAGACCCACGACGCGCAGCTCTGCAATTTCCGCATGGTGGTGAGCGATAGCATTTGCCCGGACGACCTCAAAACCGCCGTCGAGGAGGGCAACGTGGACGAGGTTGTTTCGCCTTTCGACGAGATTGATATTCCCCTCGATACAGGCGGGAGCGTCACCGTCGTTTGCGCATACAGCAGCCCGAATACGGCCCGGTTTGTGTTCAAGAACTGCTGGGACGAGGCGGCCATGAACGACGAGGCCACCAACAAGGGCGGCTACTGCAAGAGCAAGGGACGGCTTCACGTACTTGAGGACATCTGGCCTCACATCAGCCCGGAGTGGCAGGCCATCATCAAACCCCGCAAGATTGTGGAGGAAATCGACGGCGAGCGCGTCGAGTACGCAGACCCCTTGTGGCTTCTTTCCGCGACAGATGTGTTCGGCCCCTCGGAGGAGGGGTACTGGAAAGACATCGACGACAGCTTCCAGCTCCCCATCTTCAAGCGCGAGCGCGACCGTGTGAAAGAGTGCGGGAGCGAGGGGACGTACCCCTACTGGCTCCGCTCCGTCTATGCGACGAGCTCGTACATCTTCTGCTTTGTGGACGCGGGCGGCGGCGCGACCGGCGGCGACGCGTTCTGGTCGTGTGGCTTTGCGCCGGGCTTTGACATCTAATCCAAAAATCAGACACCTCCCCGGAGCAAACGCTCCGGGGAGAGAGGAGGCGGAGCATGAACAAGACAGGCATCGAATGGTGCGATATGACATGGAACCCGGTAACGGGATGCAGGCATGAGTGTGAATACTGCTACGCCCGGAGGGTTGCGGCGCGGTTCGGGACGCAGCTCCCGGACGGCAGCGGCTACCCGGAGGCCCACGACGGCACCCACCGCCTTGAGCAGAAAGTCAAAGGGAACCCATACCCATACCTTTTTGAGCCGACCTTTTTACCGTTCAGACTGAAAGAGCCGGAGAGGAAAACCAAGCCGCAGACCATTTTCGTATGCAGCATGGCCGACCTGTTCGGAGCGTGGGTGCCGGACGAGTGGATAGAGGAAGTGTTCGAGGCCTGCAAGAAAGCACCACAGCACCGCTACCTGTTCCTCACAAAGAACCCGCAGCGGTATTGCGACCTCGCATATACCGGGAAGCTCCCGGCGGAGCCGAATTTCTGGTACGGCACGACTACCACCGGCCCGGATAAGCCCTTTTTCTACTGGAACGAGGCGAACAACTTTGTGAGCGTCGAACCCCTTTTGAAGCCTTTTGAGGCGGAGGCCGCCGGCGGGGAAAATCCGTTCGAGAGCGTCAAGTGGGTAATCATCGGCGCGGAGACGGGGAACCGCAAGGGCAAGGTGACCCCGGAGAAAGAGTGGGTGGACACCATTTGCGCGGCGGCAGACGACGCGCACGCGGCGGTCTTTATGAAAGACAGCCTGCTCCCTGTCATGGGAGAGGAGAATATGCGCCGGGAGCTGCCGTGGGAGAGACAGGAGGCGCAGGTATGAAGAAGCTCGAATTATTCCAGTGCGAGGTCTGCGGGACGCAGTTCAAGAGCAAAGAGGAATGTGCGAGGTGCGAAAAGGGCCACCAGAAAGAATTGCACATCGTAAAGGCCCGCTACCTGCCGTACACGCAGGACGCGAGCGGGATGCCCGCCGCCATCACGTTCGTCGGGCCGGACGGCACCCACTACACATACAAACGGTGAAGCGGGCGCAGGGCAGAACAGGAGGAGGAAATCGACCATGAGCAGAAAGAGAAAGTGCAGATACACCCCGGAGGAACTGGCCCTCCATAAGGAGGCGGTGCGGCTGCGGAACATGACCGACAAACAACTCGTCGAGGAGTTCCACCGGGCGGCAGACACAGAACTGGTAGCCAGCGGCCCCAGCGTGGCGCAGGATGGCGCGGAGGCGGCTGGGCCTATCGGGGACACCTCGGCGGTAAAGATGCTTGTCACGGCCCTTGCAGAGGGCAAGTGCAAGGGCATCAAGAGCGCGACCGCCTACAAGGTGGCGCAGCTCGCCACGGAAATGGGGCTGATGTGATGGACGCAGCACATTACAGGGCCGTAGCAGCAGGCAGGCGCAGCCGGGCCGCCGGGGAGATATGGGAGGAGATGATTGAGGCCGCGTGCAGGCATTACCGCCTCACGGGAGCGGCGGAGATCACAAAGACCCCGGAGCCGATGAAGCCGCTGGGCCGCCCGAACAGCCGGGGGCAGTTCCTCGCCTGCTACACCAAACAGGCCCAGCCAGACTACAAAGGGACGCTCAAGGGCGGGCGCGCCATCGTATTCGAGGCAAAACACACAGACGGGGGCCGCCTGCAGCAGAGCGTGGTGAGCGCGGAGCAGGAGAAGCAGCTCGACCGCCACGCGGCCCTCGGCGCGGAGTGCTTCGTGCTGGTATCGTTCGGCTTTCAGCAGTTTTTCCGAATACCTTGGGAGGTGTTTCGGGACATGAAAGCGCGGTACGGCAGGAAGTACATAAAGCCGGAGGACGTGCAGGAGTACAAGGTCAGGTACATAGGCGGCGTACTGCAATTCCTTTGAGGGGAGGCGGAGGCATGGAGTACCTGATTGCGACAGGGGTGAGCCTACTGGTGGCGATAGCCATAGCCATTCCTTGGGTGCGGGCCATCGAAAAGAGGAAGAACGACCCGGAATGGCAGGAACACAAGGACGACCCGGACTACTGGGGCTGGCCCTAAACAAGCGGAGCGGGAGGTAACTCCCAATTTCAGAAAATCCAAAGGAGGGAGCTATCTCTATGACGAGCAAAGATGAAGCAAAGGCCCTTATCGAGGCGGCGGTCACGGCGGCAGTCGAGGCCAGCATGAGAGAGCTGGACGAGAAGCTACAGGCAGCCGTAAACCTCGGCGTAACCATTGGCGCGGCAGCCGGGGCGGAGGTCGGCGCAAAGGCCGCCGTGAAAGCGGTTGAGCGGGAGCGCAGGGCCTACCGAAAGAAACAATACGACTGGAAGTATCAGAATACCAAGCTGCTGCTCCGCAACTACAGACGGCTCAACGCCTACTACGAGAACGCGATATTCAGTATCGAGGACGCGGCGGAGGCGGACGTGAGCTTTGAGGACATCATGCGCAGCATGGGCCGCCCGGCGGACGAGGAGATATTCGTGGAGAGCATTCAGAAGAACTACCTCGCCACCCGCATTATTATGACCCACGTGAATAAGATGCTGGACTGCTACGAAATCATGTGCGAGCGGTCGAACAGGCAGGACGACAAAAGGCACTGGCGCGTGTTGGAGGGGCTTTACCTCTCGGAGAACTACACCACGGCGGAGCAGATCGCCAAGCAGGAACACATCGACAAGAGGACGGTCTACAAGGATATTGACGTATGCGCGGCGGATTTAACGGCCCTGTTCTTTGGCGTGGGCGGCATTGAGAGACTATGACGCTATCCGGGGCACAAAGCAGGCATTTACAATTCACTCATGGAAGTGGTAAAATGTATGCTGTAAAATCACGGAGAGAAAACGCCGCCTAATTGGGATTTCCAACGGGCGGTGTATTTTTTTAGGGAATATCCGCCCCGGAAAAGGGCAGAAAGGAGAGGGAAGTGGAAATTCGGACGCTGAAAGCGGCACAGCTAAAGCCCGCAGACTACAACCCCCGGAGGGATTTGCAGCCGGAGGACGCGGAATACCAAAAGCTGCGCCGGAGCATAGAGGAGTTCGGCTACGTGGAGCCGATTATTTGGAACGAGCGCACCGGGCGCGTCGTCGGCGGCCACCAACGCCTCAAGGTACTGCTGGAAAAGGGCGCGGAGGAGATAGAGGCGGTCGTCGTTGACCTCGACGAGAAGAACGAGAAAATCCTCAACGCCCTGCTGAACAAGGTAAAGGGCCGCTGGGACATCGGCAAGCTGGCCGACCTGCTCCAAGAGCTGGACGAGGCCGGGGCGATGGATTTGACGGGCTTCGAGGACTGGGAGCTGCAAAGCCTCCTGATGCAGTACGACCACATCAAAGACCTGATGGAGGAGGACTTTTCCGGCTACGACGACGGGAAAGAGCGCAGCACCTTTACCATGACGTTCAGCCTCCCGGCGGGAGCGCGGGAGACGGTAGAGGAGTACATGAAAACCAAGGAGAACGCCAAGGCGGAGCTGGCGACGGCGATCATAAACAAGGTCAAGGGGGTGCTGTGATGCAGATAGAGCGAAAGAGAATCAGCGACCTCAACCGGGCGACGTACAACCCCCGGATAGATCTTATCCCCGGCGACCCGGAGTATGAAAACCTCCGGCGCAGCATCACCACCTACGGGCTGCTTATCCCGGTGATATGGAATAAGCGGACGAATAACGTGGTGGGCGGCCACCAGCGGCTCACCGTCCTCGAGAACGAGGGAGAGACCGAGGTGGACGTATCGGTGGTAGACCTCGACCCGATGCAGGAGCGGCAGCTCAACGTGGCCCTCAACAAAATCGAGGGCGGATGGGACGAGGAGAAACTGGGCGCGCTGCTGGCGGAGCTGGGAGACGACGCGACGCTCACGGGCTTCAACCAGCAGGAAATCGACAGCCTCACCAACGACATCGACAGCCTGATTGACGGCGACACCGTGGACGAGGAGCTGCGGGCCATCGAGGAGCTGTTCAACGTGAGCCTGACATTCGACAAGGCAGACCAAGAGGAGCTGAAAGCCTTTGTCAAGGACTACGGGAAAGAAGCCCTTGTGGAGGTAATCATACAGAAAGCAAAGGGGGAGATTTGATGGGCTGCAAATGCGGGACACAGGTTATCCTATGCAACCTCCCCGTGCGCTTCGACACCTACAAGGGGTGCAGCCACGGGTGCAAATACTGCTTCGCCCAAAAGAAGCAGAACATCGCAAAGATACAGAGAGACGAGACCGTGGAGGCCCTGCGCTCGTTCATCGAGGGAAAGCGGGGCCGGGAGACGGCGTGGTGCGACTGGAATATCCCCATCCACTGGGGCGGCATGAGCGACCCATTCCAGCCCATCGAGAAGAATATACGCGCCTCCTACGAGTGCTTGAAGCTGCTGGCGGAGACCAAGTACCCGTTCGTGGTAAGCACCAAGGGGAAACTCGTGGCAGACCCGGAATACCTCGACCTGCTGGCGCAATGCAACTGCGTCGTTCAGGTTAGCATGGTATGCAGCAAGTACGACCCGCTCGAGCCGGGGACACCGCCCTACGAGGAGCGGCTGAAAATCGTGGAAAAGCTCGCGGGCAGAGTGCAGCGGGTAATCGTCCGCGTACAGCCGTATATGCCGGAGGTCTTTAGGGACGTGATGGCGAATATCCCCCGGCTGGCCGCCGCAGGCGTTTACGGCGTAGTGGTGGAGGGCATGAAGTTCTACAAGGCCAAAAAGGGCATGGTGAAAATCGGGGGCGACCATTGCTACCCGCTGAACGTGCTGCGGCCGCACTTCGAGGCGATCAGGGCGGAGTGCCACCGCCACGGCCTCAAATTCTACGCCGGGGAGAACCGCCTGCGGGCGATGGGAGACAGCATGACGTGCTGCGGCATCGACGGGCTTGAGGGCTTCAAAGGGAACGACTACAACCTGTGTATGCTGCTGAACGGGAAGAACCCGGAGCCTACGGAGCTGATGAAGCAGATAGGCACGGGCGGGTGCTTCCAAAGCCTGAATCAGGTGGCGGGCATCAACAAGAAAATCAACAAGCAGAGCTTCTACGGCTTGATGCAGGAGGAGTTGTCGAGCAAGACAGACTACTACCGCAGAATGTTCGGCCTCGACGAGTAAACCCACGGCGGATAAAAAGGCAAAGGAGAGGAGGACATGGGAAAATGGACTGACAAGCCGTGGGAGCGTCAAAAGGGCGAGAGCGAAAAGGCATTTGAGGCATTTGCAGCGTACCGGGACATGGGGCCGGAGCGCAGCCTGCGGGCCGTCGGGCAGCAGTTAGGCAAGAGTAAGGCCCTGATGGAGCGTTGGAGTGTGGCCCACGATTGGCAGGAGCGCGTCCGGGCTTATGAGAATGAGCTGGACAAAGAAGCGCGGGCCAAGGCCGTCAAGGGCCGCAAGGACATGACGGAACGCCATATCAAGATAGCCATGCAGGTGCAGAAAAAGGCGCTGGAAGCCCTCGCCAGCTTGTCAGTCGAGGATATGTCCCCAAAGGACGTTAAGGAGTATATCAAAATGGCGACCGACCTCGAGCGGCTTAACCGTATGTTCGAGGAGCAGAGCAGCAAGGGGGCCAGCGACGCGCCCACGCAGCTCGCGGACACCATCGTAGCGGCGTATCAGAAGCGAAAGGAGGAGGGCGATGCTTGACGCGGAGGCGATACTGTACTACGCAGACCACCCGGTAGAATTTACCGAGGACGTGATAAGAGCGAGGCCCGACCCGGAGCAGGCAAAGATACTCCGCAGCGTGGCAGCCAATCCAATGACGACCGTTCGCAGCGGCCACGGCGTGGGAAAGAGCGCGGTGGAGGCGTGGGCGGTCATTTGGTTTATATGCACGCACCCATTCCCCAAAATCCCATGTACGGCACCGACACAGCACCAGCTATTCGACATCTTGTGGGCGGAGGTCAGCAAGTGGATAAGGAATAACAAGGCCCTCGCCAATGAGCTGATATGGACAAAGGAAAAGCTCTACATGAGGGGCTACCCGGAGGAATGGTTCGCGGTGGCACGAACGGCCAGCAAGCCGGACGCGCTACAGGGCTTCCACGCTGAACACGTCCTTTACATCATCGACGAGGCCAGCGGCGTGGACGACACGATATTCGAGCCTGTGCTGGGCGCGCTTTCGACACCGGGGGCGCGGCTCCTGATGTGCGGGAACCCGACGCAGCTCACGGGATTTTTCCACGACAGCCACACAAAGAACCGGGCCAGCTACGCCACGTTCCACATTGACGGGCGGAAAAGCAGCCGGGTGTCACAGGAGTTCATCGACACCATCATCCGAATGTACGGAGAGGACAGCGACGTGTTCAGAGTTCGCGTCGCCGGGGACTTCCCGCTACAGGAGGATGATATTTTTATTCCGATTTCTCTCGTCGAAAACTCCATTCAGACGGAGTTTTCTCCCCGGAAAAACCCGGATTTGGTGCATATCGGGTGCGACGTTGCCCGGTTTGGCGACGACAAGACGGTAATCGGGTACAAGGTGGACGAAAAGGTGACGTTCTACAAGAAGCGGCAGGGGCAGGACACAATGAAAACCGCAGACGACATTATCCTGCTGGGCGAACAGCTCGTGCAGAGATACCACCTGACCGACCCCATCCCCGTCAAGATAGACGACGGCGGCGTGGGCGGCGGCGTGGTAGACCGCCTGCGGCAGGTGAAGCGGCTGAACCCGGAGCGTTTCTGGTGGCTTGAGATATACCCGGTGAAGTTCGGCCAGAGGATAAAGCACAAGTATTACCACGACAGCACCACGTACATGATGGCCGTGGTGAAGAAGCTGTTACAGCCATACGACGAGGACGGGCAGCGAAAGCCCGTGGAGCTGATACTCCCGGACGACGACGACCTCGTGGCGCAGCTTTCCGGGCGCAAGTACGCGCTGACGGAGGCGAGCAAAATCAAGATTGAGAGCAAAGACGCGGTAAAGAAGCGCGGGCAGCCGTCCCCGGACGAGGCGGACTGCGTGCTGCTGCTTTGCCTGCCAGTGAAACCGCCAAAGAGGAGAGGGGTGAGAAAGAGTGGCTAAAAGCAAGCGGGCAAGCATGGAGGTGCGCGTCATTAAGGCGCAGCAGAGCCTCATTGAAAAGGCCGACACGCCCGTACAGGTTACGGAGCAGGAGGCATACAACGCGGGGGACTGGATAAACCCCCGGCACGATATGAGAGGGCTGGCGAAGCTCGTAGAGAACAGCACCATCCTCCCCCAGTGCATCAGGGCCTACAAGAACAATATTGCGGGCTTTGGAATCGGCGTGCGCTACATCGAGGACACGGAGGAAACGCCAGAGATGGCGGCAGAGTTCAAGCGGGCGGAGGAGATTATCGAGCTGCTGAACATCGAGCAGGACACCAAGGAAGTGTTCGAGGACTTGATTGAGGCGCGGGAGACCTACGGCATCTCTTACCTCGAGGTTATCCGCAACATCGCGGGCGAGGTCGTCCAGATCGAGTTCGTCAAGGAGACGGAGAGCGTATGGAAGTCGCGCCCCCTTGAGCCGTATATCACCACGACCTACTGGCACCACGGGCAGGAGGTTGAGAGAAAAAAGCGGTACTGCAAGTACAAGCAGGAAATCGGCGGCAAGGTCGTCTACTTCAAGGAGTTCGGAGACCCCCGTGTGATGGATATGCGGGACGGCAAGTACCTTGAGGACGGGGAGACCCTTGAGCTGCAATACCAAGCCAACGAACTGTTGGAGTTCGCCATCGGGACGGAGCCATACGGCACGGTACGGTGGATAGGGCAGGTACTCGGCGTGGACGGCAGCCGGAGGGCGGAGAGCCTTAATAACAACTACTTCATCAACGGGCGGCACACGCCGCTGATGATTATGGTTAAGGGCGGCACCCTTACGGACGAGAGCTTTGAGAAACTACAGCAGTATATGAACGACATCAAGGGAGAGGCCGGGCAGCACGCTTTCATCGTCCTTGAGACGGAGGCGACAGATGCGCGGGCCGACTTCGACCAGCAGGAAAAGCCGGAGATTGAGGTCAAAGACCTTGCGAGCATACTCCAAAAAGACGAGCTTTTCCAAGAGTATATGGACAACAACCGCCGCAAGGTGCAGTCGGCTTTCCAGCTCCCCGACCTGTACGTGGGCTACACCACCGATTTCAACCGGGCCACGGCGCAGACAGCGCAGGAGGTCACGGAGGAGCAGGTATTCCAGCCGGAGCGCAAGAGCCTTGCGTGGGCCATCAACAACCGCCTACTGAACGGCTACCACTTCCAGTACGTCGAGGCGTATTTCCTCGAGCCGGACATCTCCAACCCGGACGACCTGCAAAAGCTGCTGACCGTAGCGAACAGCGCGGGCGGCCTCACGCCGAACATGGCAAAGCGCATTGTTTACGAGGCCCTTGGAGAGGACGCGGAGGACTATCCCGAGAACCCGGAGGAGGCCGCATGGGGCGACATCCCGCTGGCCTACAAGAACCAGCAGGCGAGCGGGGCGACGTTCGACCTCGGCGGCATTACCATGAGCCTACAGAGGCAGATACAGAAAGCCGCGACGCAGCATGACGACGCGGTGGTGGCCGTGATGAAAGAGGTCAAGGCCCTACTGCTCAAGATGGACAAGGGGGAGTGAGCCATGTGCATGAAATGCGGGCCGCTCCTCAAGGCCATTGACGCATACCTCCAAAAAGCAGACGGAGATCTGAAAGACGCGCTCGAGGAGGAGGGCTACGTCAAGCCGAAAAAGACGCTGGATTACCTCGAGGACATGGAGGCGCAGGTTGCGGCCGCATTGCTGGCCGAGACCGACTATATCCTTGAGGCGGCGAAAGGCGCGGTAGACCTCGAGGCGTTCGCGGCGGACGTTTGGCCGGGGGTGAAGTTGAGCGACGAGCTTATGAGCAAGCTGGCGACCGTTTTCACGGAGCTGCTTGAGAAGTTCATGCCCGAGTTCATCGGCTACTATATCCAGCAGACGGACAAAGACCTCGAGCTAAAGCAGGTTTCCAAGAAAACGACCGCATGGGTGAGAACGTGGAGCGCGTCACTGGGCGAGATTATGCAGCTCAATAGCCACAAGGAGATTGAGACCATCCTCGAAAAGGGGCTGCGGGACGGCAGCAGCATACAGGAGTTCACCCGCTCCATTCTCGACAGCGGCATACGGGACGAATACTACAAGGCCCGGCGCGTGGCTGTGACGGAGGTGCTGCGGGCGCACAGCGTCGCCCAGCAGGAGGCGTTTATGCAAAGCCCGGCGGTCGAGGAAAAGATGTGGAAGCACACGGGGGCCTACCGAAACGACCCGCGCAAGAACCACATGGACATGGACGGCCAGAGGGTGCCGAAAGACCAGCCCTTTGAGCTGCGCGGGATAAAGGGCGGAACCTACTACCCGATGTACCCACGCGACAGCAGCCTCCCGCCGGAGGAAAGCATCAACTGCCATTGCATCTCCCAGCCCGTAGTGAGCGCGGAGGTGCTGGGCCTGTCCCTCGAGGAACGGCAGAGGCTACAGCAGCAGGCCATCGAGGAGATGGACGACGAATGGGAGCGCGAGCTGGACACGAGGAACAAGGCGAAAGCGGGGATAGAGGAGGAATAGCATCCCCTGCCTCCTCTCGTGGCGCAGGAGCGTCCGAGAGCGAGCGGGAGGGAAAATACCCGCCCGGACAAACAGCGGCCCTCACGGGCCGTTCAGACCATTTTCGTGGGGCCACGAAAATGATGCACGGTAAGAAGCAGCGGCGACGCTGCTTTTTATATTTTCCGATAATCGGTGAAAGGAGGTGAGAGGGCATGAAAGGCTTGAAAAAAGCCTACGAGATTACGGACGCGAAAATCCAATTCGTCAGCCTCGTGGACAAGGCCGCCAACAAGCGGCAGTTCCTTATCAAGAAAGAGGACGGAGGAAAGGCCGCGTTCACCACCTATGGCAGGATTGTCAAGGCGGACGCGGAGACCCATTACGTCACGGGCATTGTCTACGAGCCGATGGCGGAGGACAGCCACGGCAATTTTATGACCGAGGCGGAAATCACCAAGGCGGCCTACTGGTTTGCCAAGAACGGCAACAAGGTAGACCTGCAACACAGCTTCGAGCCGCTGGACGGCGCGAGCGTCGTGGAGAGCTGGATTGCCAAGGCGGATTTCGACATCGACGGCGAGACAATCAAAAAAGGGACATGGCTTATGACCGTAGAGGTCGCAGACGAGAGCGTGTGGGAGGGCATTGAGAAAGGCGAGATCACAGGCCTCTCGATGGGCGGCCTCGGAAATTACAGCGAGGAGGACGTTGAATTGGAGAACGTGAGCAAACAGGAAACCAGCGAGAAGAAAGGGCTGCTGAAACAGTTGGCGAAAGCGTTGGGGCTGAACGTGGTGGAAAAGGGGGCTATGGCGGAGCTTTACGAGGAGCGCAGCAAGGGCACGCTCTTTTGGAACGCTTTTAACTCCCTTGAGGAGATTTTATATAAATACGACCCCATCACGGGCCGCTACCTGTACGAGACAGACGAGACCAAGGTGCGCGAGTGCCTTGAGGAGTTCAGCCAGATTATCACCAGTATTCTCACTGGCGGAGAGAGCATTACCGAGACCATTCAGACCGGGCAGCCCGTAGAAAAGGCCGGGAAGAAAATGAGTGGCAAGAACCGCGAGACGCTGAAAGGCATCTACGAGAGCTTGGGCGCGTTCCTAAAGGAGTTCGACGACCCGGAGCCGGAGGACGGCGAGGGTGAGAACAACCCGGAGGGCACCAAGAAAGCAGACAAGGAGGAAAAGCAAGTGACTAAACAGGAAGTTGAGGGGATTGTGGAAAAGGCTGTAGAGGCGGCTTTCGCCAAGGCCACCAACACCGCAGCCAAGACCCCCGAGGAGGAAGAAACCGAGGAGGAGGCCAAGAAAAAGGAGACCGTGACCGAGGCCAAGAAGAAAGGCGGCTGCGTCTCCAAGGCTGACGAGATTACCCCCGAGGCCATCAACGCTATGGTAGAGGCGGCGGTCGAAAAGGCCCTTGAGCCGCAGCACGAGGCAGTTACCGCAGAGCAGGTGCAGGAGATGATTACCGCAGCGGTAGCAAAGGCGGTTGACCCGGTGCTGAAAAGCAGGGGCCTCCCCAGCAACCTCGGCGGCGGCGTCGAAAAGGCCGCAGGCGAGCAGCACTATCTGCACGGCATTCTCTAATCCAAACATAAGGAGGAAAACAGACAATGGATAACAGCACCATCATTCGCAAAGCGGCCATTGAGACGGGCAGCCTGTCCTCTGGCCTGCTGAACCCGGAACAGGCCCGGCGATTCATCCAGCAGACTTTTGAGGCCACCAACCTCGGCGGCCTCGTGCGCCATGAGATGCGCACCGCCAAGACTGGCGAAATCGACAAGATTGGCATTGACCGCCGCATCGTCCGCAAAAAGACCGAGAACACGGACGACAACTACCGCGCTGGCGTGAAAACCAGCCAGATCGAGTACAGCACCACCGCTGTACGCCTGCCTTGGGAAATCACCGAGGAGACCCTGCGCGAGAATATCGAGGGCCAGAACTTCGAGAACATCGTCACCAACCTTATGACTACCCAGCTCGGCGTGGACATGGAGGACTTGTACCTCAACGGCGACGAGGACGTGGCCGAGGGCACCGCCGACTACGATTTCCTGAAAATCAATGACGGCTGGATTAAGCAGATTTCCAACGGCGGCCACGTCTATGACGCTTCCAGCGAGGGCGAAATGAGCCTTGACCTGTTCTACAAGGCTCTGGCGCAGATTCCGAACAAGTACAACAATGGTCGGCTGCGCTGGCTGATGTCCCCCCGCCGGGCGCAGGAGTGGGAGCTGTTCCTGCTGAACAAGGTTATCGGCGCAGGCGGCGCGGTGCCCGACAGCATTTACACCGCCCCGGCCCGCATTCAGGCCGTGGAGTGCCCGTCCCTCGACGACGGCACTATCCTGCTGACCGACCCCCGGAACCTGATTGTGGTGAACACCTACAGCGTGCAGATTCGCAAGACCACCGAGGGCAAGGAAGCCATCATGCAGGATAAGCGTTTCTACGTTATCCACCTCGACTACGACCCCATCATCGAGGAGCTGGACGCGACCGCCATCATCAAGGGCTTGAAGTAAGAGAGGAGGGCGGCCATGAGCTACCATTTGAAACTGGTAAAGGCCCTCTCCTACTACGGCCCAGTCAAGGCAACAAAGGAACACCCGGACGTGTTCGTGGAGGACGAGGCCATCGCCCGGGCGGCGGTGGCCTCGGGCTATTTCCGCATGGTGACGGGCGAGCCGGAGCCGATGGAGCCGGAACCCGAGAGGGAGCCATACACGCGGGAGCAGCTTGAGGACATGACGCTCGAGCAGCTAAAGGAGATTGCCCCGGAGGTCGGGGTGGTCGAAACCAAGGGCTTTAAGAAAGCCGATTTTGTGAACGCAATCTTGTGGGCGGAGGGGGACTACTCCAACGGCAGCCCCACAATGATTGACCTGCAGGAAAGCTAAAGGAGGGCAAAGCAGATGAAAGTAGCAATTTTCGATAGAGGCGTTTGCGGCATTGAGCAGACGTTCTACCTCGGAACCGTGAACAAGGACACCGACGCAGCGGAGGGCACGCAGCTCCCCGTCAAGCTCCCGGCGGGCTTCCGTATTGTGGGCTTTGGCATTGATGTCAAGACCGCGTTCGCCAGCGCGACGCTGGACGTGTCCGGCGATCAGGAGGAGGCGGTGAAGTACCTCGATGCCGTCGCGCTGAACGCCGTGGGCTTCACCACCAAGGACGGCGCATACGCCGCCGTGGGCGACAAGGACGTGACCCTGACGGCCAAGCTGTCCGCAGAGGAGACGGGCGAGGGCTGCGCGGATATTTTCGTTAAAGCGGTACGCCTTGAAGTGTAAAGGCGGTGGGCGCGATGGCGGAAAGACCGTGGGTAACACCGCAGGAGGTTAGGGACTATTCCGAGATACCGTCGGTGCAGAAGCGCAGCGACACGCGGCTCGCGGTGGACGTCGCAAGGGCGGAGCAGTATGTAATCACATACACGCACAACACCTTTGAGAGCTACAAGGAGATACCACCGAGCATTAAGACGGCGGTATTGATACTGGCGGAGGCATACGCCCACAACGCCGTCCTCGCCGCGAAAGAAGTAAAATCCGAGACGTTCGACGACTACAGCTACACCTCCGAGACGAGCCAAATCAGCTTGGACGGTTTAGACCTCGCGGCCCTGCTGGACGACTTTGTTGTGGCGGAGCCGCGCAAGGGGATAACGCTGCGCATGAGGCGGCTTTGAGGGGGGGTGCGGGCATGAGCTTGGAGAACCTACTCAACCACACGTGCGACATCTACCACGTCGTCGAGGGGGAGAAGTCGCCGGGGTACAACCTCCCGGCCTCCCCCTCGTTCTCCTACCCGGAGGAGCCGGACATCAGCGGGCAGAGCTGCCATTTCGGGGTGCGGTCAGCGAGCATCACAGTTACGCAGACGGCCCCGGAGAACCTGATGGACGCGAAAATCAAGCTCACGCTCCCCATCGGAACCGACGTGCGGCTCAACGACAAAATCGTGGACTGCGCGACCGGGCACGAGTACACGGCGGAGCAGCCCATCAACGTGCGGAACCACCACCTGTTCGTCTATATCAAGAAGATTGACGAGGAGAGGCACCTATGAGCTACGTGGAGATAGATATGTCCGATTTCCGGGCGTTCTTTGGAAGCGTGGAGCGGGCGGCCAAGGGGGATTTCCGCAAGGAGTTTGAGCTGTTCTTGGAGGGGCTGGGGAACGAGTTCCTGCGGATTTTGCAGGACGAGATCGTGAGGAGGCAAGTGCTGGACAGCAGGCAGCTCCTCGCCAGCTTCGAGAAAGGAGCGGAGGGCAACGTATGGGAGCTGACTGACGGCGGGCTGACGCTGGAAGTCGGGACGAACGTGGACTACGCGAGCTATGTGAATGACGGGCACTGGACGAATACCAAGGGCGTGGCGAGACGCTGGGTGCCGGGGTATTGGGAGGGCGACCGCTTCATTTACGACCCGTCGGCAGAGACGGGAATGATGTTGAAGCAGCACTGGGTAGAGGGCAAGCACTACTGGGAGAGCGCGCTGCGCATACTCGACAGGATTTACCCGGAGCTGCTGGAAGCAAAGCTGCAAGAATGGCTGGACAGCTATTTCGGCGGCGGATAAGGGAGGTGGAAACAGGTGCTTGAGCAGGAGATGGCGAGCATCATCAAATACGTGCTGGACAAGGCCGGAGGCCCGGCCCCGTACTACTGGAATGTGCCGCAGAACTTCTCTGTTCCGGCGGCCTACTTCCCTACGCCGGAGATTGACACGGGCGGAGAGACGTTCCTTACCTACTACATGGATTACGTTTGGTTTATCAAACTTTTCCACAAGACAGGGCAGGGAGCGTACAGCCTCGGCCACGCGGTCATAACGGCGATTCGGGCGGCGCGGAACCTCGTACCGCTGATTGCGGAGGACGGCAGCGAGATTGCGGGGAGCTGGGTGAGGATAAACGACCCGCAGCTCAAGGTGCTGGACGACGGGGCCGCGCAGCTCACAATAAGCTGGCGGAGCCGCAGGCCCTACAGCGACACCACAGCAGACAGGGAGAGGGCGCACTCGTTCAACGTGGACGTGTTTATGAAGTCAGGGAAAACCATCTCGGACGCATACGCGGAGGCGCTGGAGAAGTACGCCGTCCCAGTAAACCAGTCCGGCGGCCAGCCGGAGTAAGGAGGATTATGATATGGCAGCAAGACGCAAGGCGGCCACTGGCGAGCAGGCAACGGTAAAGACCGGGGCCGCGCCGAAATATGCCGTCGGGAAGTTGCAGGAGAATTGCCGTCAGCTCTTTGGAGTATCGACGAGTACGTTCGCCGGGGCGACCTATGGAATGACGGGCAAGTATACCGTCGAGGAAATGGGGGCGCACATCGAGGCGTGGAAGAAAAGAGAGGTGAAGTGAGATGGCCGGAGGCAGATTCGACAAACTGGTAGGCAAGACGCGACCGGGTACGTATATCAACTTCGAGAGTGGGAGAGAGCAGGCGGTAATCAGCGCGGGCACGCGGGGCACCGTGATTATCCCCCTCCCCAAGGCAAGCTACGGCCCGGCCAAGAAGTTCATTAAGCTGACGAACGCCAGCCCGGACGCAGAGGCGGCCACTTTCGGGTACAGCATTTACGACGACGACCCCAACCGCCAGATGCTCCTCATTCGGGAGGCGTTCAAGCGGGCCACCACGGTCTACACCTATATCCTGACGGAGGGCGAAAAGGCCACGGCGGAGATCGAGATGGCTCTGCCCGAGCAGGAGGCCACCGAGATTTCCACCGCAGTCAGCGAGGCTATCGCGGAGAACATGGGCGCGAAAGAGAACCTGACGGGCTGCACGCTGAACTTTGACGACGGCAGCCGCAAGCTCACCATGACGCTCACCGGGCCGGTGAGCGAGGTCAAGAACACGGGGCTGTTCGACACCGTGACCGCGCTGCTGGGGCAGGGCTACACCGTCACCATCGACGGCGTGAACATCACGGGCGCGGCGGACTTCCTGACGACCGAGACCTACAAGAAGCTGGCCGCCCTCGAGCAGGGTGGAGCTGACGTGGAGTTCAGCGTGACGGTCAGCAAGGACGGCGCGGAGGAGGTCTATACCGCGTGCGTGGCCTACCCGGAGAGCGCAGCCGCCACCAGAGCGGGCAGCAACACCAACACCCTCACCGCCGTAGCCAAGCACGGCGGCAGCCGGGGCAACCTGCTCACCGTCACCGTGGACGCGAACCCGCTGGGCGGGTACGACGTGCTTATCCACCTCGACGGCGGCAAGGTCACGGAGTACGAGGGCCTGAACACGGTGGAGGAGCTGATTGCGCTCGACAACCCGTATATCACGTTCAGCGGCACGGGCAGCCTCGGAGAGGCCGCAGGGACGACCCTCGCGGGCGGCACCGACGAGGCTGCCACCAACATGGATATTACGGACTTCATCGACGCTTGGGAGAGCGTGAAGTTCAATACCGTGTGCTTCCCGTTCGACGGGGAGGAGGCCAAGAACGTCAAGCAGGCGGCCCTCACCAAAATCAAGTATATGCGCGACAGCATGGGCAAGGGCGTGCAGGTGGTTATGCCGAACGCGCCGGGCATGGACTACGAGGGAGTTATCAACGTCACCAACAGCGTGTCGCTGGACGGCGACGACCTCACCGTGGAGGAGGCTTGCGCATGGGCCGCGGGCGCGACCGCAGGGGCCTCCAACACCGAGAGCCTGACCTACAACCAGTACGCAGGCGCGACCGCCGTTGTAGGCCCCAAGAGCAACGAGGAGGCTATCGCGGCCATCAATGCGGGCGAGTTCTTTTTCTCTGTCAACGAGAACGACGAGGTGGTGGTCGAGTACGACATCAACAGCCTCGTCACCTACGCGGACAAGAAAGACCGCAGCTACCGCAAGAACCGCGTAATCCGCGTGTACGACACTTTCCAAGAGGCCGTGCAGCTCAATTTCCCGCCCAACAAGTACGACAACGATAGCCGGGGCTGGGACATCATGGAGGGCATCGGCAAGACCATCCTGCGGCAGTTCGACGACAGCGGAGCCATTACCAACGTCTCCTACGACGAGGATTTCCTCGTAGACCGGGAGGCCAGTGTGGACGACGAGACCTACTTCAACGTAGGATTGCAGGCGGTGGACAGCGCGGAAAAGCTGTATTTCACCGTCAAGACGAGATAAGAGAGAGGAGGGCAATAAGGCATGGAATACAATCACGCACCGATTTCCCTGCGAGAGGGCCATGTTTACCTCGACGGCGTAGAGATTGCGGACAGCATCAAGTGCGAAATCAAGTTCACGCCGGACGTGTGGACGGGCAGGCAGCTCGGAGAGCTGACCCCCAGCAGCCGCTGGCTGGGCTACGCCATCATGGGCACCATCACCCGCAGACGCTCCTCCAAGTGGTTGGAGGAGAAGATTGCCGAGTACAAGGAGAGCCATGAGACCCCGGAAATGACGATTCAGGGCATTATGGAGGACAAGAACAGCGACTACTACAAGCAGTACGGCACCAACACCGTCACCTGCGTAGGCTGCGTCCTGACGGGCGACTTGCCGCTCACCATGCTCGACAGCGGCGGCGAGGTCGTGGAGGACGCGATCTCGTTCAACGCGAAAGACATTCTGTAACCGCGAGGCCCCTCCGCCCGGAGGGGCCGATACTTACTACCTCAAAAAGGAGAGAACGACATGGCAGACAAGAAGAACCTCAAGTATTTTATGCGCAGCATGGAGCCGGAGATTGTCACCGCCCCCGGCCTCGACAGCATCAGGGACGAGAACGGCGAGGTAATCCCGCTGGAAATCAAGGTGCTTTCGCAGGAGGAAATCAACCGCATCAACGAGGCCTACCGCAAGCGCAGCATGGCGACCGACAAAAAGGGCAACCCACTGATTGCGATGGGCGAGGTGGTTTGGAAAACCGAAAAGGACAGCGCACGGGCCAGCCGCCACCTGATTGTGGAGGCGTTACAGTTCCCGAACCTCAAGGACAAGGAGCTGATGGACTTCTACCATTGTGTGGACGTGACGGATATGCCGCTCAAGGTATTTCCGAAGCCGGACGAGTACCAGCACGTTTCCCGCATGGTGATGCAGGCCCTCGGACTGGCGAGCGCGGTCAATGACGACGAGGAGCTGGAAGCTGCAAAAAACTCCTAAGCACTCCCGGAACAGATGGGTACTGGGCCGGGGTGCTTTGGCAGCGGCACGGCCTCCGCATGGAGGAGTTCTACAAGATGCCGAGGGAGATACAGCTACTCTATATTGCCTCGGAGCTTGAGGAGGACAGGAAACCCGTAAGGCGCGATACCGTCAATTTCAAGAGGTAATTTTGAGAAATGCCGATTATCGGGGCATTTTCCGAAAACTATTGATTTTAGGGGGGGGGGGGGGGGGGTATAATGTGAATACCATCGGGAGGGCGTGCTATGCGGGAAAGTTGGCGGCCCATTTTGGGCTATGAGGGGCTTTATGAGGTCAGCAATCTTGGACGAGTAAGGCGGGTAAAGATAATCACACCGACGAGGAAAAAGCACGGATATATGCAGATTTCCTTGGTAGACAGGAACGGAGTGAGGAAGTCTTTCCGGCTGCACAGGATTGTGGCGACAGCATTCGTCCCGAACCCGGAGGGGAAGCCGCAGGTAAACCACAGAGACGAAAACCCGGAGAACAACCGCGCAAGCAACCTTGAGTGGGCGACCGCAGAGGAGAACACGAACTACGGCAGCCGGACGGCGAGGGCAGCGGCCAAGAACGGCAGCAAGACCCCGGTAGTTCAAATCGACCCGGCGACACTCAAGGTCTTGGCGGAATACCCCGGCCAGAGCGCGGCAGCGCAGGCCACGGGGATAAAGGTATCTTGTATCAACGCCTGCCTCCGAGGGAAGCAGAAACGCGCCGGGGGCTACCTTTGGGCGTACAAGTACAAGAAAGTCGTATTATAAACTCGGGGGAGGCCATTATGAAAAAGACGGGCAAAATCGTGTTCGCGGTCGTTACGGTGGTTTACTTTATTTTTGTTTTCGTTTGCGCAGCGCAGCCGAGGGAGTATGGCTTGGCCCCGTTCATAGCAATCGGAACGGCGTTATACCTCGCCTATATAATTTACTTCTTGTATAGGTGCTTCTCAACACGGAAGAAAGCGCAGCAGACCCGGCTTGACCTACGCGGGGCGACCATGAGCGGGACGCTCAAGCACGTCAGCGGGCTACCGCTGGCAAAGGGCCTGACGGTGGAGATGTTCTACGGCCCGGAAAAAATCACGTTCAAGAAAGACGGGCAGGAAATCAACATAGCGAGAGAAAAAGTCACGGGCATTGACTTGGTGCTGGGGGACGGCAGCGGGCGCAAGGCGTTCGCCGGGGCCGCCTCCGGGAAGTACGTGGCCGGAGGAACGGGCGCGGCAGTTGGCGCGCTGGCGGCCATCGACACGTACCTGATAATCTCGTACACCAGCGAGGGGCAGAAAAAGAGCGTGAAGCTCGACGCATCGGCGGGCGGGCTGTTCCCGTCCAAGGTAGCAAAGGATTTCCAAAAGACATACAGACCGAAACGGGAGAAAATAGACCTTTAAGGGGATTTTCGGAGAGAAAACACCCCGGAAAACATAATTACGAGAGCTACAAGGGCTTCGCAGGATTTGCGAGGCCCTTTTTCATACCCAAAAGCAGAGAGGAGGCGAGGAAATGGCTGATTTACTGGCGAGATTTAAGCTCGTGGACGAAATGAGCGACAAGCTCGGCAGCATGGCCGAAAAGGGCCAGAGCATGACGGAGCAATGGGAGCGCGCCGGGGACGCAGCCAATGCCGCCCTTGAGGGGATTGCGGGAGGCGTTTCGACGGCGGTATCTTCCGTGGACGGCATTGCCACCTCCATTGACAACCTGCAAGACGCGATGGGGCAGGCTGATTACTGGACGGACGCGGTAGGAAACTACAGCAAGGAGCTGCTTGAGGCGACTTACTCCACCGAGGAACTGGTGGAGATGGGGCTGAAATCGGCCGATGCCCTTGAGGAACAGAACCGAATGCTGGAACTGTGCGAGCAGTCGGCAAGCGAACTGGGCCGGAGCATGGACGCGACAACGCAAATCCAGCAGGACTTGAGTGCGGCGATGGACGAGGCGGCGCAGACCGCCGACAGGCTCGCGGATAATGAGGACGTTTCGGCGGAGACCAAGCAGGCCCTCGCCAAGGCAAGCACAGAGGCAGCGGAGGCCATGCGGGAGCTGGAAAAGGCCCAGCAGGAGGCGGACGAGGCTTTGGATGCCTACAACCAGACGATGTCCTCCGGGACGAGCGACCTCAACCAGCTCGAGGCGGCAGCAGAGCGGGCCGGACACGCGGCAGAGGCCCTTGCAGAGGCCAACGGCAGGGCGAGCGAGGCGACGGAGGAACTGTCCAACGCCTCGGAACAGGCCGCAGAGGAGGCCGAGGGAGCCGGGAACAAGGGCACGGACGCGATAGGCGCGGTCGCGGGCGCGCTCGCGGCGGCGGGTATTACCGCAAAGGTCATGGAGATCGCCGGGGCGGTCTATGAGCTGGCGGGCAGCTTCTCCGAGGCGGAAAAGACGATAGTGGGCGCGACGGGCGCAACAGGCAGGGAGCTTGACGAGTTGATGTCAAACTCCCTTGATGTTTACGCATCTTCCAGTGCGGAGAACCTGAACGAGGTAGCCGCAGGCATGATGAACGTAAAAACGGCGACCGGGCTGACCGGGGACGCGCTCGAGGAGGCCACGGACGCGGCCCTCGTGCTGAACAACGTCCTCGGGTACGAGGTGTCGGAAAGCTCGCGGACGGCGGGCGCGCTGATGAAAAACTTCGGCGTGTCGGCGCAGGAAGCCTACAACCTGATTGCCATTGGCGCGCAGAACGGCGCGGACAAGAACGGCGACCTGCTTGACGTGCTGAATGAGTATTCGGCGCAGTATTCCGCCCTTGGCCTCTCGGCGGAGGAGTTCGTTTCGAGCCTCGTTGACGGCGCAGAGGCGGGCGTGTTCAGCGTGGACAAGGTTGGAGACGCGGTCAAGGAGTTCAATATCCGGGCCAAGGACGGCAGCGACACCACGGCAGAGGCATTTGAGCTGCTGGGGATGAACGCCGATGTGATGTCGGAGAAGTTCGCCGCAGGCGGCGAGACGGCCCGCACAGCGTTTTTCGAGGTCGTGAACGCGCTGGAAAGCATGGACGACCCGATGGCAAAGAACGCGGCGGCGGTGGGGCTGTTCGGCACCCAGTACGAGGACTTGGAGGCGACCGTCCTCCCGGTGCTTTCGGGCATCGAGGGCGGAACGCTGGATATGTACGACGCAGTGGGAACCCTCGCGGAGGGCGCGCAGTCGATGGGGGACGAATGGCAGGCCGCAGGCAACTCCATCAAGGCGGCGTTCGGCTCCGCGATTACACCGGCGGTATCGGCTGGCTCGTCGGCCCTCGCGGGCTTCGTGCAGGGCGTGGGAGAGTTCCTACAGGAACACCCCGCCGTCACAAAGGCCATTACCGCCATTGGCGTGGGCCTCGGCGTGGTAGTTGCCGGATTTGCGCTTTACGCCGCAGGAACGGCGGTAGCGACAGCGGCGACCGCGCTATTCGGCACGACGCTATCGGCGGCCATTTGGCCTATCACCGCGATTGCGGCAGCCATTGCAGCAGTCACGGCGGCGGCCCTGTTCCTTGTTGACGCTTTCCAAGAGGACTTGGGCGAGGTGGAGGGCCTGACGGCGACCACCCGCGAGCAGTATTACGAGCTGCAAGACCTCAACGCGGAATACGAGGAGGCCTGCGAGAAGTACGGGGAGACCTCGGAGGAAGCCTTGCGGCTCAAGTATCAGGTGGACGACCTGACGGCCTCCTATGAGGCGAACAAGCAGACGGTGGAGGAGTTCACCGCAGAGGTGGACGCACTGGTGCAGAGCCATGACGAGCTGATTTCCAGCTACGAGGAGGGCATGACAACCATCGACCAGAACGAGGTCGGAACGCTGTCCCTCATTCAGAAGCTCGAGGACTTGGCCTCCACCACCAACAGGACGGCGGCTCAAGAGGAGCAGATGAAAGCCGTCATAGACCAGCTCAACGCAGACCTACCCGAGCTTGCACTCTCCTACGACGACGTGGCAAGCAGCACCGAAAAGAGCATCGAGGCCATGAAGCAGGCGGCAGAGGCTCAAGCGGAGCAGGAGCGGCAGGCGGAGCAGAAACAGGCGTATGTTGACCTCCTAAAGGAGCAGGCAAACCTCGAGGAGGAGATTGCCAAGGCCGAGGAGAACGTGCGGCTCGAGCAGGAGCGCATGGACAACATGAGCGGCTGGGATCACTTTTGGACGGGCGGCGAATGGGACGACCTTGAGGCGTACCAAGCCGCGCTGGACGAGCTGAACGCAGCCTACGCCGAGAACCAAGCAGCACTACAGGGGATTGAGGACGACTGGGCTGGGGTAGCAGAGGCGGCGGAGGAAGCGGCGGAAAGCCCATCCTCCTACGAGGAAGCGGTCTCCATCGCCTACGAGAACGTCCGGGCCAAGGTAGAGGAGCTTTGCGCGGCCTACGACGAGGCGTACCAAGCGGCCCTTGAGAGCTTCGAGGGCCAGTTCGGGCTATTCGACGAGGCAGAGGCCGACATGGACGCGACGGTGGCGAACGCGCAGGCCGCCCTCGACAGCCAGCTCGCCTATTGGGAGAGCTACAGTGCCAACGTCGAGACGTTGAAAAACACCTCGGCGGAGGACTTGGGCGTTACCCAAGAGAATTACGAGGCTTTGATGGCCTACGCGCAGTCCGGCAGCGAGGAGGCCGCAGGACTGGCCGCGAGCATGGCGGAAGCCATCAACAGCGGCAACACTGAGGCGGTGGCGGCCCTTGCCGAGACCGTCGGACAGGTGCAGGCCGCAAAGGAGACCGCAGCGGCAGCCGTAGCGGACTGGCAGACGGATTTCACGGCGCAGATGAACGCCATTGAGCAGGAAATGCAGGACACCATCAATGGCATGAACTTGAGCGAGGAGGCCAGCGCAGCAGCCAGCTCGACCATCAACTCCTACGCGAACCAAATCCGGGCAGGAAAGACAGGTGCGGTATCGGCGGCGCGGGAGATCGCAAGCGCAGTTACGTCCGCCTTGTCCTCGGCCAACGCTACCATCCATGTGAGCGTGACTTCCAGCGGCAGCGTCGCGGGCCACGCAAAGGGCACCACGAACGCGGAGAGCGTTTTCCTCGCAGGCGAGCAGGGGCCGGAGCTTGTCGCCCGGCCAGCGGCGGCCTACGCCAGCGGCACAACCGACAGCACGGACTACTTTATCGCCGGGGAGAACGGGCCGGAGCTTATCGTCGGAGAGCAGGGCAGCACCGTGTTCCCGACGCAGGAGACCGACAGGCTGATTGCTGCGCTGAACGAGAAGCGGCAGCCGCTACAGGTATTCACCAACGGCGGAGGCAGCGAGACCTCGAACGGCAGGGAGACGGCGCAGGAGCAGGTGAAGCGCATACTTCTGGAAATCGCAGGCAGCGGCGCGATTGAGGTAAGCGGCAACGGAGCCGACCGGGAGACTGTGCTGCAAATCATGTGGGAAAACCTCAAGCCTATCCTAATGAGCATTATCCAGAGCGAAATCTACGAGGAGGGGGATATGTCGTATGAGTATTAAGTACCAAATGTGGCTGACGTACAACGCAGAGAAAGAGAAAATACAGCTCCCCGTCCTCCCGGAGACGTTCAAGACCAACAACGGGAGCAGCAACGACAGCATGGACATTACAGGGCTGGGCGAAATCATCATCATGCAGAGCCGCCCGGCCCTGCAATTCAGCTTTTCGAGCTTTTTCCCGGCGGCGCGCTTCCCCGGATTGCAGGTCAGCAGCATTACAAAGCCGCTGGAACTGGTGCAGAAAATCAACACGTGGAAAGCGAGCAAGAAGCCCGTACACTTCATTGCGACGGCCTGCGGGGTAGACCTCTACTGCGCGATTGAGAAATTCAACTACAGCGAGGAGGGAGGAGACCCCGGCACGTACCAGTACGACATAACGCTGAAAGAGTACCGGGAGATCACCGTCCGGCAGGTCAAGGTGGACATTCCCAGCAAGGAGGCCACCGTGGAGAAAGAGGAGGCGCGGGTGGACAACAGCGTGCAGCCGAAAACCTACACCGTCAAAAGCGGAGACTGCCTGTGGAACATTGCAAAACAGTTCTATGGCAGCGGCTCGGACTACACGAAAATCTACAACGCGAACAAGGGGACAATCGGGGGCAACCCGAACCTGATTTACCCCGGACAGGTTTTAACACTACCTTGAGGAGGCGAGACAATGGCAGACGGAATGAGCCTGATTATTCTAAAGGGCGAACAGGGCTACGACGTTACCCAGCTCGTCGAGCAAGTGAAGTGGAAAGGGCGGAAAGGCTCGTCCTCCCGGACGCTTGCGGTCACGCTGATTGACGACGACGGGTACAAGCACGCCCGGAGCGGGATTGACGTTGAGCAGGGGCACCAGTGCATTTTCAGCTATGACGGGGTGGAGCTGTTTCGCGGGATTATCATGTCGCAGACGCAGAGCAATCAAAAGAAGCTGCAATTCACGGCCTACGACAACGGGATTTACCTCGCCAACAACAAGGATACGTTCTGCTACGAGAACAAGACGGCGAGCGACGTGTTCCGGGACTGCTGCACACGCTTCGGCCTCCCGATGGGAGAGGTGGCGAGCTGTAGCTACAAAATCCCGGAGCTGACAAAGAGCAAGACGACCGCGTTCGACGCGATTGCGGACGCTTTGAGCCTCGACTTCGACGCGACAGGCATACGGCACTACGTCGCCAGCAGCAAGGGCAAGTTGAGCCTCCTCACCCGGCGGGAGAACATTCTGCAATGGGTGATTGAGGTGGGGCAGAACATTACCTCCTACTCCTACAGCCGCAGCATTGAGGACATCAAGACGCGGGTGAAGATGGTGAGCAAGGAGGGCACGACGGTTGCCGAAAAGAGCAATGCCGAGCTTGAAAAGAAAATCGGCATTTTCCAAGAAATCGACCAGCCGGACGAAAGCCTCACCACGGCGCAGGTGAACGACCTGATAGAGAGCATCATGGAGGAAAAGGGCACGCCGGAGCGGACGCTCTCGGTGGAGGCGATGGGGATTGCCGAGGTTATTTCCGGCATCGGCGTTTATATCATCATCCCGGAGCTTGAGATTTCCCGGACGTTCTACGTGGACGAGGACACCCACACATTCGAGGACAACAAACACACGATGTCGCTCAAGCTGAACTACGCGAACGACCTCGCCAAGGAGGAAAAGGGCGCGGAGGACAGCAGCAAGGACTACAAGGTGGGCGACGTGGTGCAATTCAACGGCGGCTACCACTACGTGAGCAGCACGGCCAGCAACCCCACGGGCAGCAAGTGCGCGGCAGGCCCGGCGAAAATCACGCTGATTGCCAAGGGAGCAAAGCACCCGTGGCACCTGATACACACGGACAGCAGCACGAGGGTATATGGCTGGGTAGACGACGGGACTTTTAGTTAGAGGGAGGTGCGGATATGGCAGAGGAAACCGAGAAAACCAGTATCAAGCAGCTATTTCAGGGCATGGTCGGGAACGGGGCGGAGGTTTTGCGGGGGATTGTGAAATCCACAAGCCCGCTTAAAATCCAAATCGTCAACGACGAAAAGCTGATTATCGGGCAGAACATTACCATTGTGCCTTGGCACCTGACGGACTACAGCACGGAGGTAACGGTACACTGGCGGACGGAGAGCGAGAGCGGCGGCAGCGGCGACGCATCTTTCGCCTCCCACAGCCACGCCATCGAGGGGCGCAAGGCCATCACGGTACACAACGCGCTCAAAGTTGGGGAGAAAGTACACGTTTTGGCTTTCAACAACGGAAAGCAGTATTTCGTGCTGGATAGGGTGAGCTGATATGCCGGACACATTTATCCCCATCCCGGTCGAGACCGTCAAGGAGGCGGAGGAGAAGCCCAGCCGCACCTACAGGCTCGACC